GTACGATGATATCATCACCGTACACCGAAACTCTGGCAGAGAGTTCGGTTAGCAGTTTGTTGGACATCCTCCTACCAGACTGGCGGACCATACTCATCATAACGATGGTATAGAACACCATCGCCTCGATTGGAAAGCACAAAGCACTTCCCATCGAAGCGTATTTCCGTAGTTCTACTATGGATTTGTCTGGCATTTGTGCCCTCGTACTCCGAGCAGCCTCGATATACTCGAGAAACTCGGGGCAGACCGAGAAGATCTTCCGAACGAGGTCCAAACAGACCATGTCAGATGCATCTTTAAGGTCGATGGTGGCTAAGCTACCATCTAGAGAGCCAATACGTGCCATTTCATTGTTCACCGTTTGATTGGTGAATCGGATGGACTTAACCTTGAATAAATCACTTTCAAGGTACCCCATCAGAAGCTTCGCAATGCTCTGCTGTCGCAGCATCATATACGAAGGCTCAACTGAAATGATACGTGGAGTTTTCAGCGTCTTCGGTACTTGAACTACCCTGACGGGTTGTTCAGCCTCAGGTCCAAGTAACTCGATTCCCGCGAGGGTTTCGATGTCATCTTCTCTTGAGGCTCCATGGTAGGCGAGGGGATATAAATGATCTCCCCGCTTCGGCCACTGCTTGAGTGAGTGTCGTTCGTTGAACGCCAAACGCTCTGCAGTTGCCCCTGTTCCAAATACTCCTGGCGCGCAGTAAAGCGCTCCAGATAGGCTTTGGAGGTCAGACCATAGATAGCCAGCGACAATGCGAAGAGAAGCAAAGTCGCCAGAAGTACTGTTGATGCTCTCGTCATTGGAAACATACCTTTCAAAAGCCTGCTTAACGCGGGCAGATGAGCATGGCAATTCCACCTTTTTGAAGAGGCGGGTTACCAAGCGTATAGCTCCAATAGAGGCTATACAAGGCGTCTCCTTTAACGAGCCGTCCAGGTTGAACACACGCATGAAGAACCCCGACAACAAAGCGGGGAGCTTTCCACCACGTTTGAACGGTTTAAATCCGTTAAACATTGATGGTGAGATGCGACCATGTGCGAGGCCCTGATCAAGGGCATCGCACAGAGAAGGGAGAGTTATCGTTAAGAAACTCATACCCTCGTGTTCAAACCGACTCGCAATTTCTTGCGAGTCACGTTCGACGGTAACGCTGATCTGCAGTCCTTCGTCGAGAAGGACCCGATCTAGGAGCATAGTCGGTATTTTCATTCATCCCTCCTTTAAGAGAAGGTGGTGAAGACCGTACCGATGTACGCACGTATATAAACCCCCATCTCCACTACCTCTCCGAAGAGAGATAGCAGAGACACGATGAACTCCTTAGAGTTCACCGCCCAGAAGCTGCGTCAGCTTGGCATTCGTGCCAGCCTGAAGCGCAGTAACCACCGCCGAGAAATCGGCGATGAGTTCCGCGTCCGTGAAGCCAACCTTGGGCTCGTCCACGGCGATGATGATGGAGGCCGAAACCTCCTTATTCACCGCCGAGATCGGGTCCGCGGCGACCTTCTTCCGAGTGAGTCGAAACTCACGACGGAAACGGTTTGCGGTCTGGTCCTGACGAACGGTGAGAACAACGTTCCCATCGCTAGTCTGGAAGGTACCCACACGATTCGGGTTGGAACTACCAACTCGCGGAAACGAGGTGGCAACGCCACTAATCGTAAGGGACTGAGGGTCGGCGTACATAGGTATTCTCCTTGTCTTTCTTGAGAGTTGCTGACGTCCTCACGACGTCACGGCAATCGGGAGAGCCCGAGGGAACCCAAAATGCCGATTTGCCTCGGTGTGAGGCTTGACTGTTTCACACCGAACCCAAAGGGTGTAGCGAACGTGCGAATTTTAGTAACACGCTCACTATACCGAGAGCCAGTCACCGTTACAGGTGCTGTGCCCTTCAGGTTTGAATGCATGACCTTTGATGCGGTCGTTTGGTTATACCATCGGATCGTCATCATGACATACGCGTAGTCGCAGATGAGTCTGTCTTCTACGCCTGCGCTTGTTGCCTCAATAAACTGACCTAAGTCAGTAAAGTAGTCAACAAGCCACGACCAAGGGATCGCGTTGTACAATGCACTGGGGGTTACCCTCCAGCCCATAATACGACGCATTATCTTCCTATTCCAGTCCACAGTACGTGGGCCCGGAGGAAGGAGATATCTCATTTTCCCTTCGCACCACACCGTGGTCTCTTTGGAAGAGTACCCCTCATACTTAGCAGGTCCCGCAAAACATTGCGTGACATGTGACGGTATGAAAGGTGTCTCTGAACCAGTCGAGGTCCACGACGTGGAGGTCTCACCGGAGCCACCCGAAGGTTCGGGCAGTTTCCGACGACGTCGTACAGGTCTGCCTTCATCGCGGATGAGTTGTGCCAAGCGTTGTTGGGCGCCACGTTGCGCCTTAACATACTTTCGGATATCATTCAATAATGGAATGTACCCGAACTGAATAGCTAAATTGTATTCAGCGGCACTAGAGATGATTGACTTACCGCCCTTCTTCCGTGTCTTCTTGATTACCTTTTTGAGGCGATCTCGGTACACGGAGAGCGGGTCTTTCAACTCATACACTGATGTAGCCATGGAAAAGTCTGGTTTGCTCGGTTTAAGAGCATTCCAAGCTTCAGCTCCACGGCCATTCAAGGCTGTCTTCGCCCAACTTATGTAACCGGGAGTTCCCCAAAGGGAATCCCGCATATGATAGGTGGAGATAGCGTGCGTCAATGGGATATACCCACCAATGTACGCTAGACCAGCACCAGGCCTGTAGGTTTTGTTAAACCCAGGACTGTACCAGGTCCGTTCCTTGAGCATCACCCAGCCATGACCCTCGATGTATCGACCATTCCTTCTTCTGTTGGAATAGTTGAGCGGCATTTGCCCCTGGAAATATTCCGGTACATACATGAAAGGTTGAGCGCGTTTGGATATTCCATCCTTAGCATTCACCCAATCATAATAATAACCGAGTATTTCCGAGGTATTTGCCCTTCTTGGATATGGCATGGGATCCGTCCTGACTTTAGGGGAGATCACACCTTTCTCGACATGGACTTGGTAGTCCAAGATTCTGCAGAAAAGCATCACCCGTTGAACGGGTCGGGGCCGCGAGGCC